GTTCAGATGATGAGATGACTGCATCTGCACTTGGGCTTCATCAGAAGCTCGTTAGAGAACGCGGCCCTCAATACGCGGGCACCGACGAATATTGGGACGCTATCGACAAAACGATGCGTCGTCGCTTCCCTGAATACTTTGGGGAAGAGCTTGAAACGGAGACACGTGCAGCCAAGCCTGCTCCTGTTGTCGCTCCCGCCTCTCGCAGCCGATCCCCCAAAAAGATCGTGCTTAAACAGTCCCAACTAGCAATAGCTAAAAAATTGGGTCTCACTCCAGAGCAATACGCTAAGGAACTTATGAAGGTTGGAAAGTAACGACATGACACAGACTAGAATTACACGTGAATCTACAACTAGAGCAACAGCAGAACGTCCTAAATCTTGGCAACCGGCATCTATTTTGCCTGAGCCAGATCGGGAACCCGGATACTCCTATCGGTGGATTCGAGTTTCTTCATTAGGAAAGACTGATGCCCCGAACCTATCTAAAAAGATGCGTGAAGGGTGGGAAGCAGTTCGAATTGAAGAGCAACCTAAGTTTGAACTATTTGTAGATAAAGATAGCCGTTTCAAGGACAACATCGAAGTGCAAGGATTGTTGCTTTGCAAGATTCCTACTGAGTTTATGGATCAGCGTCGGGATTATTATTCTGGCAAGAACAAATCTCAGATGGATTCAGTAGACAATAATTTCATGCGCGAGAGCGATGTCAGAATGCCACTCTTTAACGAGAAGCGGTCTTCGACATCATTTGGTAAAGGTAGATAAGCTAGGAGCTTTCTAAATGGCATATCCTTCTGTAGATGCCCCTTACGGGCTTTTGCCGATCAATTTGGTCGGTGGGCAGGTCTATGCAGGTTCTACTCGCCAGATTCCCATTGCTACGGACTCAGCTACAGCCATTTTCTTTGGTGATGTAGTTTTGCTTCATACTGATGGTACTCTGCGAAAAGATACCGGCACAGATGCTGCTACTCCGGTTGGTGTTTTCATGGGTTGTTCTTATACAGATTCAACTTACGGAAAAACCTTCCGTCAATATTACCCCGGCGGTATTACAGCTTCTGACATCAACGCTTATGTTGTTGATGATCCAGATGCGCTGTTCAAAGTCGCGGTAGTTTCGTCTGGCACAACTATTGGTTACGTAAACCGTACTGCGGTTGGTAACAACGCTGTGCTTACTCAAAACGCTGGCTCAACCACAACTGGTAATTCAAAGGTCGCAATCGACGACACCACTGGCACAACGGCAACGTTCCCAGTGCGTATCATTGATGTGATCCCCGATACCCACACTACAGGCAACCCCGGTTCTTACACCGAAGTTGTTGTTAAGTGGAACGCCGGTTTACACCAGTATGAAAACGCTACTGGCGTATAAGGAGACTGAATAATGGCAATTTCACGCGCACAACTCCTTAAGGAGCTTCTGCCGGGTCTGAACGCCTTGTTCGGCCTAGAGTATTCGCGTTATGGCGAAGAGCATAAGGAAATCTTTGAAACTGAAACTTCAGAGCGTAGCTTTGAAGAAGAAACCAAGCTGTCCGGCTTCTCGGCTGCTCCGGTTAAAAACGAAGGTTCAGCGATTACTTATGATAACGCACAAGAAGTCTTCACTGCTCGCTACAACCACGAGACGATTGCCCTTGGGTTCTCGCTCACGGAAGAAGCGATTGAAGACAACCTATATGACAGCCTCTCGGCTCGTTATACAAAGGCTCTTGCTCGCGCCATGTCATACACCAAGCAGACTAAAGCTGCGGCAGTATTGAACAACGGCTTCGACACCGACTTCGCTGGCGGTGACGGACAACCTCTGTTCTCTTCTTCGCACCCACTAGTCTCTGGTGGCACAAACGCGAACCAACCAGCAGTTGCTGCTGACCTCAACGAAACTTCACTCGAAGCTGCTGTTATCCAAATTGCTGGATGGACAGACGAGCGTGGTCTCTTGATCGCAGCGAAGCCTCGCAAGTTAGTTATTCCTTCGGACCTTATGTTCGTAGCGACTCGCCTACTTGAAACCGAGCTTCGTACTGGCACGGCTGACAACGACATCAACGCAATCAAGTCAAACGGTGCGATTCCAGAGGGTTACACAGTTAACCACTTCTTGACCGACACCGATGCTTGGTTCCTAACGACTGATGTTCCTAATGGTCTCAAGCACTTTGTCCGTACGCCAATGGCTACAGGCATGGATGGTGACTTTGATACCGGTAACGTACGTTACAAGGCTCGTGAGCGCTACAGCTTCGGTTGGAGTGACCCACTTGGCATGTTTGGTTCCCAAGGCGCTGCCTAAGGAAAC